CCACATATACCAGCAGATTTTTTCCGTTAATTACTCCAGTTGTTGCCATTTTTATACATGTTTAAAAGTTAATATTCAATCCATTTAGCGGTATCTAACCAGGTATCGGAATCACTCCATCCATACATGGACAGAATCCATCCGATAAACACTTCAATCAGCGCGCTCACTCCTTCAAATCCAAAGCTCATTGAAACACTTTCGTTTTCGGGGCTGTCTGCATCCAGGCTGGTAAGGAAAGCGTATCCCTGGGCGTAATATGTGGCAAGGCATTCAAACCTTAGTATTACCTTTGTGCGATTTTTGATCAGGGTAAACAGTTCGGAGAAATTATAAGCCGAATCAAAAGCAACCAGTCCATCCCCGTCCACCTTCCACGATCTCTGTCCGCCTGTGGAATTCTTCCAGTCATCGTCTTTGGTCGTTGTATCGCTTGTATTCATCAAAAAAGACACTTTGCAAGTCTTTGAAAGGGCAACAGCCGTTCCATCGATGTACACCAGCATTTGAGTTCCGTTGATTGCAATAGCCATATTAATTCTTTATCCGAATGAAGTAATCCTGGGCTTTATGAAATAACAGTGTATCCTGTTCAAACAAGTCCGTTTCATCTGAAAACACAATCGAATCGATGGTTACACCTTCACTTTCGCCGCTGTATCCATCCAGGGCGGTCCTGATCCCGCCGGCGAGTGTATTTACAGATGAATATGTCGTATCAAACACCGATATCTGAATGTGACAGATATCGATCTTCGATGTTGTTTCCTTCACGTCTGTCGGCAAGAGTGAAATAAGTTGATACCATGCAGCCGGCATAATACATCCCTGCGGAAGGATCATAGGATATACGCGGGAATTAAGCCCCGATACACCAGAGAGCAACTTGACAATAGATTTTCCGACAGAGTTATAATCCCAGCTCATTATTTCATCAGTTTGTCAAGTTTTGATTTCATTTTTGATCGTATGGTTTCTGTTGCAAAAGATGAGATACTTTCCCAGGCACGGCGAACGAACGGATTTGCCGGCACCTTGGATGATCCATACTCATGTCCGCCGATAACCATATGATTGTAATACGCATCAACTCCTTTTGCTTTGTTAGGCCCGATGAACACGGTCGGGAAGTCCCGGCCCCGTCCGATCAGCATGGCTACACTTCTGCGAAGATTGCCAGGAGCATGGTTTCGGGTCGGGATCTTTTTATTGCCTGTGGTCCCCTGGGCTGATACCGGAGATGAGTTTTTAATAGCGGAAACAATATTGGTACCGACTGAACGGAATTCCTCAATAAAGAATTTCTTCTGCTCGATGGAAGTCAGCTTGCTGAACATTCGCTTGATTTCCTGTTCTCCAATTAAATCGATACCGATTGATCCGTTTGCCATCAGACGTTATCTCCTTCTTTGTACATGATCGCCTTTCCGCTGGTAAGGGTAAGGCTTAAAAAGTTTCCGAATATCACGGTACCCGCCGGCAAACTAAGACCGGTGAGAGAATTTCCTGTATATCCCTTGGTTGCATGGGATATAAGGGCCGCGATCACTGATTCTGTTATGAAATGGATCGCGTAACTGCGAACGGCATGAGCCGCGGTATCAGTTACAAGTTCTGCCCCGTTCTGCCCCAGCTGGGCATTGAGGGCGTTCATTACGCTATAATCATCCAGTCCTGCCATCTTACACAGTTTTTTTTGCAGAGATCTCCAGGTAACGTTTGCGGTCAACCTCTGCAATGGTTTGTATGTCGTAGTTTACCGAATTGTAAACTATCCTTGATTTTTCATCGATCCCGGTGATGTACCGGATTGTAAAAGTGAGATCTGCGGTTGCTGTCAGCTTTTCAGCCATAAACCCTTCAGATCCGCCTTTGAAATTCACCCCGGCCCATACCGTTGCAAAATTGGTCCACGTCTGGATTGGCTGCCCGTGGGCATCCACACTACTGGTGTAGTTCTGAATAATAATCCGCCGGTCGAGATCTCCAATCATGGGTTAATATTGAAATAATCGGTAAGGGTTTAATAAATACTGTGATCCTTTTGGAAGTTCATTCACCTGTCGTCCTACGACAACATCTTCACGGTTTTCATACAGATGACCTATGATGAGCAGCATGGCTGCTTTGATCGATGCAGGAACTGTCGCTGCGGAAGTATAGCCGGCCACATACCGTATGATTACCGAATTCGAGGTTCCACGTCCATAGGGCCATACCTTGTAATATTTCAGAAGCACCCGGCATGGCTGGCTTACATCGTCGAGTTCATATGTGGAACTGTCAAGAGTTTGAAGCACATTCAGGGTGTCATAATACTTTATTGATGTAATGGCTGATATTGGTGCGGTAAGCAGATCGATAGCTAATTCCTTATCGTCGTCACAGTCGGGAAAATCCTCAAGGTATAATTCGTATGTAGACGACATGAACACCCTTCGGCAATAATCTTCGGCCAGTTCCCGGGCCGCTTTGATCAGGGCCGTCACCAGGGTGTCGTCGGTCGTATCTGTATCCAGCTTGAGATGCAGTTTTGCTTCTGCAAGGGAGACAGGTTCGGTCGTTGAGGGTGTGATGACTTTTACGGCCATTACTTTTTACCTTTTTTTGACTTGATGATTTTCTTTTCAGCGCCGATCATGGCTGATTCAGCCGTTTCGTAGGCGGTTGGTGTAACGCCTTCATGGGCCAGTATTCTAACCAGTCCGGCTTTGTGGAATGACAGAGCTGTGTCTGCATCCATTTCGATGGTTGCTCCGCGTCCTGCATGGTGATGTTCACCTGAAAAAGACTTTAAAACCAATACTTTTGTCATGTTGTTTGGGTTAAAAATTTAGAGGAGTGACCCGGGGATGTAAAGTCCCCGGGTTGTACCTCATCCCTTTCGGGTATGATTTATGGAAACCAAGATTATGTGTTGGCGTGAAGGATATGCTTGATGGCACCGGTGGTCATCAGCTGGGAGTCCAGGCGATGGAACATGATCAGTGCGATCTGGTCAAACTCTGCATACCTTTCTTTGAGGTTAAGCAGGCGGAATCCAGCTACTTCACGAACGTAATACCGGCTAAAATCGCCGAACAGCACCGATTTTGCACCAGCTCCGATGTTTGCCATGTCCTGGTTCACGATGTAAGGTTTCCCTTCGATGGTGTCAGGTGTTCCATTGGCCATGCCAAAGGAGGCAGTTCCGGGATTCCATAACGGACGATCATCAGCGGTTCCGATGGATAATTTCATCAGGGCCTTGATGACTGAATCGTTCATCATGAAATAAGCGTTTTTGCTCAGGCGATATGCCGGGTCAACGCTGTGAAGCAGATCGATCAGGTTATCACGGGTGAGGGCCGAAACAGTTGCATCCTCTCCCTTTGCTGAAGCAGGAACAACACCAAAAGGCATGGTTGTACCGGTGCCCAGGGTCATGTAATAGTTCTCGATCCTGCCCAGGCGCTCTGCGAAGATCTTCACCAGGTAAGTTTCCAGGTCGAAATATGAATCCTGTACCAGCTCATTGGCGATGGTGACCATTTTGGATGAGAATTTGAAAGCCTTGAGGGTTTTCTGTCCAAAGGCGAGGGCACCTTTTGCAGCTTCCGTTTCGATGGCCAGGAGTTCTCCGGTTGATCCGGTATCATCCAGGGTCGGGAAAGGAAGATCATTTCCGGTGGCTGTTGAAAGCACGGTGGAAATGTTGCGGACGTTGGAATACAACTTCAACGCCTCGATGATCTGTCCACCAAATCCCTGGGGGATCAGGTATCCGCCGGCCGTTGTGGTAACGGTCTGTCCGTTGTTGGTAGTGCGAAGCTCTGAATGTTCCCTGTTGAGGAATTGACGGGTTTCTGCACTCATGTTGTTTCCCAGCAGGAAATATTCGCGGAAAGCCTTGGTGGTTTTCTCTTTGCGTTCCTCTGCTGACATGGTGCCTTTGGGACCATCGGTGGGCTGATTCATTTCAGCTTCTATTTCGGACATCTTCAGTGCGCGGTTTGCATGGTCAAGAAGTTCAGCGGCATCGGCATAGATTT